ACCCCTCTTTTTAATGCTTTTTTACCAAAATAACGTTAAAAATGTATTAAAATCAATTAAAAATGTGTTATTTAATTATAATGATCTCTTCATCTCTCTGATCATTATTGTTAATAAAAGGTGATAATGATAAGGATTCGTATCAATTAGATGGTGTTTATAGTTAATTAAATGTCTCTAGGTGCCGATACTTATGTTCTTTTAATGTACCTGAGACATGGTGTTTATAGTCAATTAAATGTCTCTAGGTGTTGTTATCTTTGCGTGCATTATATCAGCACTCCGCCAAAATGTCAATCCCCCCGCGTTATAAAATCCACACACAGACCCTCAAAAATATCAACACCCGCTCATAAATATCCCCAGACTCATTGACAAAAACGCTCCAGCATCTTACAATTCTTTCAGTAACCAACAGGAGAGAACTTATGTCAGTTGCGTATCAGCAAGCACAGAAGCAGCGTTATAGGATCACTCTAGACATTTCTGCATTTCCAGACTTTGACCCACACCAGATTGATTGGGAAAAGTTATTCAAACTGGAACCTGCAGAAAAGTGTGAAGCATACGTTGAAGACTTAAGTACACCTGACCGTTGGTGAGTTTGTAACAACGAACGTGCTGTGAGTTCTTTATATCATGTGCCAAAAGTATTAGTGGCACAATACACTTGACTTTGGATGCGATCTGTGCAAATATATAAGAGTCAAAGAACGACACCCCCATGGATTTCTTCTTCGCTCCTGATCTTCGCGCCTTTCTTGATGATCATGACAACGCAGATCTTGATTTTGCTGTTGATTTTGTCTGCGAAAAGTTTGACATTTCTCTGACAGATTCTCTGCTGAATGACATTGCAGAAGTGTTCTTTGAGCATGAAGATGTTGCTTTCCGCCTCGGTCTTTCCTGAGGTTCTTTATACCTTGTGCCAGTTGGATTTCTGGCACAAGGTTTTGGCACTGCGCTCAAGATCCTGTATTCTATAGAAGTGGTTGAGAGATCACCACACCAACCCCACCACACTTTCCTGCCATGCGTATCATTGAAAAGCAAATGAGCAACGCAATCAATAAGTGCATTGATTGGAAAAGTGGCAACACTGAGGTTACATATTCTCCCGAACGTGATGCCTCTTATGTGATGCTTCATGGCAATCACATCGCCACTATTGGTGAGACTTTCATTGAACTTTATAATTGTGGGTATAAAACAATGACCACAAAGTCTCGCCTTAATGCTATTCTCTCTGAGCATGGTTGTGGTGAGCGTGTTTATCAAAAGCAAGGTAAGTGGTTTGTATCAACTAGCAGTGGCACAGTTGAGTTCACTGAAGGTATGATCCTTAACTGATACAAACAGTCCTGAGCAAGACTATAAACTACTCACCAAACAGTTCACTACTCTTTTCTTCTTCATTATGTCTACTCAAGTGATGATTTCTCTGCTTGCTCAAGGTAACACCGGCAGCGAGATTCTGCAGATTCTTGATACTCTTGTCAGTGATGAAAGTGTCAACGAACCCACTGCAGATAGCATTGAGTTCTGATCAGTAACTGTGCGGGGCAGTTGTTGATACTCTGCCCCTTTATTCGTGCGTTATTCGTGTATGCGTGAATGGGCAGTGTTTTGCGCGGTTGTTATAGGCGGCGGGGCGGGCGATGCGGTTATAAAAAACCGAAACTACCCTAACCTACAGAGGTGACAAAACGCGAGCTCTATATCAATCTCATAAAAATTTTCCGGAAGTATGATCAGTCATAAAAACCCCCGCAGAAGATCTCCATATTGGGGATTCTGGAGGGTTGTATTAGCGGGATGGATGATACGTTATCCACGCCCCCTTTTTTGTTGCACTGGGGTTTTGTGTTGTGCTGATATATAATGCAGTAACGAAATAAAACTGAAAGAAAAAATTCCGGAGATATTTTTTATGACGGCAACGGAAAAGGTATATCACATATATGCAAAGGATAAGTGTTTATTTCATTCAGTAAAAGAGGATGAATTTGACACCACATGGAATACCTTAAAGAATATGGTTGGTATTATGAAAACTGACTATAATATTGAGGATCTAACTTATATTGAGTTAGTATCAAACAAAGAGGTGATGCTGAATTCTTCTCATTGACAAGGCATATATAGACTGTTAAAATTGACATTGAAGGTTCGTTAAACTTTATGGCAAAAGGATTTACTGTAAAAACTGTTGCACCCCAAAAGAAAACTGAAGATTGGGATTATGATGCAATTAAAGAAAGAATGAAAGGAAAATCGATTGTTTTCTGCCTGCCCGGTAGAGGATGTTCGTTTATTTTTCTGAAAGCATTTGTACAACTTTGTTTTGATCTTGTACAAAATGGAATGAGTATTCAAATCTCACAAGATTACTCATCAATGGTTAACTTTGCACGTTGTAAGTGTCTTGGTGCAAATGTTCTAAGGGGTCCGAAGCAAATTCCTTGGGATGGCAAACTAGAGTATGATTATCAACTTTGGATTGACTCGGATATTGTCTTTGATACTAACAAGTTCTGGCAACTCTGTGATCTTTCTTTAAGTGAAGATGGTACAGAGCGTGAAATCACTGCTGGTTGGTATGCAACTGAAGATGGTCACACAACTTCTGTCGCACACTGGTTGGAAGAAGATGACTTCCGCAAGAATGGTGGAGTCATGAACCACGAAACTGTGGAATCAATCAGCAAGCGTAAGAAGCCTTTCACTGTAGATTACACAGGTTTTGGATGGGTACTGATTAAGAAGGGTGTTTTTGAGAATCTTGAATATCCTTGGTTTGCTCCAAAGATGCAAGTCTTTGAATCTGGTAATGTTCAAGATATGTGTGGAGAAGATGTGTCTTTCTGTCTTGATGCAAAAGATGCAGGCTTTGAGATTTGGTGTGATCCTCGTATTCGTGTTGGTCATGAGAAAACTCGTATTATCTGATGAACTACAACGTACTTTATAAAGGACGTAAAATTTATATGAATCTCAGTGCAGAGGAATGTGCTGAGATTCTTCAAGACTTCGCAGAGCGTTTTTACTCGGGTGAAGATATTAATCCAAATGATTTAGAAATGGAGGAAATTTATGGCTAAGGGCGGATCTAGTAAACTGGTGTTTCAACCCGGAGCACCTAAGAAAACTCGTCAGGGACGTTCTGCTCGTACATTACTCAGTGCAACTTCCCGTAATGGACGTAAAAAAAGATATCGCGGTCAAGGTAAATAGTTCTAACAGCATGTAGCAATACATGCTTTTTTTTATTGAGGTTTTATGGCATATCTTAATCACAATCTTCCAACCATTACTTGTTATATCCGCAACGAATTTCTTTATAATCATAAAAAAGGTCATGGAGAGGTAACTTTATGCGACGTACACTCTGTAGCGTCCTTAGAGAAGCACGTACCCCTCTTTGAGGCGTTTCTAGAGAATGGGGTCAACTGGACTCGTAGACCAATTCATGCATTCTGTTGGAAACCAGATGCACCTGTACCTCAATTGGAAGAGTGTATGTGGTGGGATTGCTTTTCTCCTTATATTGATGTTCAAGTACGATCAAGACTTGCTAACTTACGTGCTGAATTGATCAATTATCGTGGAGAAAAGAATGAAGGAACCTATTTGTTCACTCTTGATTGGTCATGGGAATCAAAATCCACACTGAATACTAACTTTAGTGAGACTCCAGAGCATAAATGTGCTCATTTTTTCAAAATGGATAATGGTAACTTCTATGCATACCCTAATAATAAGATCTTATGGTATGATGATGCATGGACAAAGAATAGAATTACCAAAAATCCGGGGTATGAGATTGATCTAACTGAATATTCTGTAGAAAATCGTCGCAAAATTGAAACATCTGATGATTTTATGTACGAAGTTACAGAAATTCGGGATAGCAACCCCGTAAAAAGTTCTGATTTAACAAATCAGGAGCAAAACAATGACCAAACAAGTCGATAAAGACGAAAATTTTATGAAAAATGAGTGGGGAACTCAGTATTTGTCAAGCGAATATGGTTGGGAAACCAAGATTCACAAGCAAAAGATGCTTCGTGAGATATCAAATGATGAATTAACCCCCAAAAAACACGATTTTTATCACCAAAATGAAATTCATTCAAAAATTCGTAATGATAATGATTATGATGATTGGGAATATGGTACTGAACCTCTTTATGAATCCAAAAATCCCTAATAAATAAGGTAGAATTATAATATTCAATGCCTGTACAGCGCGTTAGTAAGTCATTTAAAGACATTAGTATGTCTTTTCAGGTTAATCCATTAACCTATGATTTAATTGCGCTTACAAATGAAAATGCAATCGCTCGTTCATTACGTAATCTTGTGCTTACAGACAGGGGTGAGCGATTTTTTAATAATAATCTAGGTTCAAGGGTAAATTCTTTATTATTTGAATCTCTTGATGACATTACTTCTTCATCAGTAAGAGATGAAATTGAAAACACAATCAATAATTATGAACCAAGAGTCGAATTAATATCAGTCGATGCAACTCCAGATTATGATAATGGTGAACTTAACGTTACAATTAGATATTACATCGTTGGAATTGAAGCACAACCACAACAGTTATCATTTGCATTACAGCCAACACGATAATGCCACTAGTTAATTTTACGGATTTAGATTTCGATCAGATCAAAACATCCATTAAGGATTATCTTAGATCCAACTCAAACTTTACTGATTACGACTTTGAGGGATCTAATTTATCCACAATTATTGATGTGCTTGCATATAATACGTATATAACTTCATATAATGCTAATATGGTATCCAATGAAGTTTTTATTGACAGTGCAACTCTTAGAGAAAATGTTGTCTCTCTTGCACGAAACATAGGTTATGTACCCAAGTCAAGGAAATCTTCTAGAGCAAACGTATCTTTCTTTGTAGATACTTCTGGACCTGCTTATACAAAAAAACCAGAGACGTTAACTCTCAGTAAAGGCGTTGCTTGTTCAACACTTGCCTTTGGAAATCAAAGTTATACTTTTTCTATTTTAGACGATATAACTGTTCCCGTTGTAGATAACATTGCATCTTTTGATAATATTGATATTTACGAAGGAACTTATATTACAACTAATTTTACTGTTGATTCATTTAATCCAAACCAAAGATTTATTTTACCAAATTCGCAAATTGATACTTCATCAATACGAGTGATTGTTAAACCCAGTGCTTCTTCAGATATTAGCAGAAAGTATAGACAAGCAGATAGTTTATTTGATATAACTTCAGAGTCTCCTGTATTTTTTGTACAAGAAATTGAAGACGAAAGATATGAATTGATTTTTGGTGACGGTGTATTTGGTATAAAGTTAGAAGCACCCAATTACATTCAAGTTTCATATCTAGTTTCAAATGGAGAGTTGGCAAACGGGATTTCTCAATTCAATTTTAGTGGAAAAATTACATCACCAAGAGAACAAATTGCCATTGCATCTGGAATATCATTAGTTACAACAAATCAAACTTCTTTTTCTGGAAAAGACATTGAAGGAATAGATTCTATCAAAAAATATGCATCAAGAATCTATGCATCTCAGAACAGAGCAGTAACATCTAGAGACTATGAATCAATAATTCCCACCATTTATCCAGAAACTGAATCAATCTCAGTATTTGGTGGAGAAGAATTAACTCCACCACAATTTGGCAAAGTTTTTATAAGTATAAAACCAACGAATGGTGCATACTTATCAAATTTAATTAAAGATAATATAAAAACAGAAATTAGAAAATATTCTGTGGCAGGAATTGTGCCAGAGATTATAGATTTGAAATATCTTTATCTTGAACCAACAATTAATGCATATTATAATACAAATCTTGTATCATCAGCAAATTCAATTACATCAGTTGTTTCTAGCAATGTTGAAAGATATGCAAATTCATCAGAACTTAATAAATTCGGTGCAAGATTTAAGTACAGCAAATTCCTTAAAGTGATTGATGATAGTAGTGATGCTATAACTTCTAACATCACCACTATTGTTATGAGAAGGGATCTTAGATCTGCGTTAAATAGTTTTGCTGAATATGAAATTTGTTTTGGAAATAGATTCCACATTAAAAATGAAAAAGTTCTCAATATAGAATATTCTGGATTAAATACAAGTGGAATCACTGAAAATAGTTTTAATATAAAGTCTTCTGGATTTAATGTGAGTGGTATAGTCGGTACAGTATATCTTTCAGATATACCTAACCCAGACAAAAAAACAGGAACAATTTTTCTGTTTAGATTAAATTCACCAACACAACCAGAAATTATTAGAAAATCTGTTGGAACAGTGGATTATATTAAAGGAGAAATCAAATTGTCTCCTATTAATATTACAAGTACAGTAATCAATAGAGGATTTCCTCTTATTGAAATTTCAGTTCCACCATATTCCAATGATGTAATTGGTCTTCAAGATTTATATCTACAATTGGATATGACTAAAACAGTTATCAATTCAAAACCAGACCAAATTTCATCAGGATACGATATATCAGGAACTAACTACATAGTTTCTTCTAGTTATTCAAACGGACTTTTAGTAAGATAAAATGATATCAACAGACCTCAAGAGAGTACAAATTCAGGATGTAGTTGCGCATCAACTACCTTCCTTTGTAAGAGAAGACTTTCCTTTAATTACAGAGTTCTTAAAACAGTACTATGTTTCTCAGGAATATCCTGGAGCTTCTGTTGATCTTATACAAAATATTGATCAGTATTTAAAGTTAGAGACCCTAACTGGTAATTCCGACTCTACAAAATTATCTTCTTCAGTATCGTTTAGTGATACTACAATTAACGTTGGATTTGATTTAGCTAATAATATTTTGGGGACGTATGGATTCCCCGAAAAGTATGGATTAATTAAAATTGACGACGAAATTATATTATACACTAGTAAAACGACCAATAGCTTTGTTGGTTGTGTAAGAGGATTTAGTGGCGTAACTTCATATACAAAATTAGACACTACTGATGGTCTAACTTTTTCTACTTCAGAAATTGCTGAACATGCATCAGACACTAGTGTTGTCAACTTAAGCAATTTACTTTTAAAAGAGTTTTTAACAAAAATCAAATATCAATTTACACCCGGATTTGAAGATAGGGAAATTGATAGTGATGTAGATCAAAGATTGTTTATATCAAGAGCAAAGGACTTTTATCAAACAAAAGGAACCGATGAATCATTCAAAATTCTTTTTGGTGCTTTATACGGAGAAAAGGTAGATGTTATAAAACCAAGAAACTATCTGTTTAGACCATCTGATGCACAATATAGAATTACTAAGGATATTGTTGTAGAGCCTCTATCTGGCAATCCTCTTGAATTATTGAATCAAACTCTTTTTCAAGATGAATATTCAGATTATAACATCCAAAAAGCTTATGCTTCAATCACTGATGTTGAAAAACTTTATTATGGTGGAAAAGAATATTATAAATTAAGCGTTGATTTTGACTACTCCAAAGATATTACTTTTGATGGTAGCATTTTTGGCGATTTTTCTGTTCACCCCAAAACAAAAGTAATAACATCAGTTTCTGCAGGATCTTCAGTAATTGATGTAGATTCAACCTTAGGATTTCCAAATAAGGGCGAATTGGTTGTAAAGTATTCGGCAAGCAATTCTGGTATAGTTTCATATACTTCCAAATCAATAAACCAATTTTTTGGAGTATCAAATGTAACTTCAAATATTGCATCCGCAGAAGACATTAGGTTAAACGCATATGCATATGGATATGTTGGAATAGGAACTACATCTAAAGTTGAGGTTAGAATTGGTTCTGTTCTTTCAAATTTAGAAGTAAATGATCAAACATATTATTTTTCTAAAAACGATACTGCAACTATTAAATCATTAGGTATTACAACTTCTTCACCTAGAGTAGATAGTTGGATTTATAATGTTGCAACCAAATATGATGTCAAATCTTTGTCTATAATTGATACATCAAGTTTTACATATAGAATTGCAACATTTGCAAAAAATAGTTTTAAAATTGGCGATAATTTATTAATTATAGATTCTTTTGGTGTCGCTAAAGAGTCTACTGTAAGTGATATTATTGATGATTTTACTTTTTCAATAAAAGGTCAAGGTTTTCTTAACATCAATCAGGTTGGATTCAAGGTAGAAAGAAAAATTCTTAAACCTCAAATTAGTTCATTATTATCAAACTATGCATATGTCTCAAATTATACATCAAATATTCAGAACACATATGCAAAGTTTAATCAAGATGTTTTAGTTGCAGCATCTTCTATCCCAAATTATTATAATCAACCATTGAACTTTTATGATAGAAAGATAACTCTTAGTGGTTTTTATAATGGTGAAGTTTTTACCGTTTCAAATACAGCAGATCATGGATATTATACAGGAGATGCCGTATATTATAAACCATTTACAAAGACCGATACGATAGATGGAAGTATTGTTACTACAACTAGTAAGTTTAGTAACTTGCAAGAGGGAGTTTATTATGTTAAAAGATTACCAAGCCCAAATCAATTTAAGTTAGCAAGCAGTCAAGCAAACTTATATAACAATAAATTTATATCTGTTTCTGGAATAGTAACATCCAATACTTTAGAATATGTAGATTTTTATAACAAGGAACTTCAGCATCAAAACTTACTAAGAGAAATCAAATCTCCTATTGATGAAAGTGGATACTATACAACTAATCCGGGTAAAACTGGAATATTAGTTAATGGTGTAGAAATTTTAAACTACAAGTCCGAAGATACAATTTATTATGGTTCTTTGAATACCATTAATGTTTCTTCAAAAGGAAGTGACTATGATATTATTAATCCACCAATTTTAACAATAAATGATAGGGTTGGCACTGGTGCTACTGGTGTTTGTGCAGTGAAAGGATCTCTACAAAGAATAGATGTTGTTGATTCTGGATTTGATTACATTACCAAACCAATAGTTACAATTACTGGTGGTAATGGATATGGTGCTAAAGCAGAAGTAAACACCATCTTTATAGATCATTCTATTTCCTTTAATGCATCATCAGAATCCGCTTTTGTAAATTTATCCAACGATACAATTGGTATTTCAACTTATCATAAATTTAGAAATGCAGAAAAAGTAGTTTATAAAACAGATAATCAAACTGCAATCTCTGGAATTGTTACTGATGCAGTATATTTTGTTAAAACGATTGATGCATTTACGATCAAACTTTACAATACAGAATCTGATGCAATTTCAGGATTGAACACTGTTTCACTAACAAATTATGGTGTTGGTGTCCACAGAATACAATCTTTTGACAAAAAGCAGATCATATCAAATATTGTTGTTGTTGACTCTGGATCAAATTATGAAAATAAGAGAAGAGTAGCAAGTTCATCAGGAATTAATACAGCAGCAAATCAAATCAATATCACAAATCACCAGTACAACTCAGGAGAAATAGTCAATTATTCTTACAACGAAACTCCAATATCTGGATTGAGTTCTTTGTCTTCATATGTTATCACTAAAATTGATGAGGACAACTTTAAATTATCTAGTGTTGGAGTAGGATCTATTTCAAAACTTTTCTACTTTGATAATAAAGAATATATCAATTTAGATTCTGTTGGATCGGGAAGTCACATTTTCAACTACGAACCAATTTCAGTTTCAGTAGTTGGTGAAATAGGAGTATCAACTTTTTCTGGGCAAGATTTCTCTGCAAAAATTCAACCAATATTCCGAGGATCAATTGAATCCGTTCAGGTAACAAATTCTGGAGTTGGATATGGAGTTACTGATATTTTAAATTATAATAGACAACCAATTTTTTCATTATCAAGTGGGTCTTCTGCAGAGTTACTGCCAATTGTCAATAATGGCAGAATAGTAGAAGTTCTTGTTACTAATGAAGGTAGAGATTATAATTCTCCGCCACAGTTAGTTGTTTCAGGATCTGGAAAATATGCGAAATTGATTCCTGTTCTAAGTGAAGGAAAAATTAAGTCAATAAAAATTGAAAGTCCTGGAATAGGATATGATGATAAAACTAGAGTATCAATTATCTCAAGCGGCAGTGGAGCCGCATTTAGTGCAGACATACAAAATTGGACAGTTAATTTATTCCAAAAATATTTAAATATTATTTCCGATGATGATGGAATTTTAACTTCTTCGTCCAATGAAGAATTTGGAATACAATATTCTCACTTATATGTCCCAAGAAAGTTAAGAGAGTCTGTTTATGGAAAGGACCAAGATAATCAAGTAAAGTATGGAGTTTTTGATTTACAAAAAGTAAATGGGGAGGAAGCATCTTCCCAATACCATTCGCCTATAATTGGTTGGGCATATGACGGAAATCCAATCTACGGACCATATGGATTTGCTACAAAAACAGGTGGAAGCATTCGTGCGATGAGATCTGGTTATGCTGCTGCAGCAAAACCAAACAGACCCCCATATGAACAAGGATTTTTCGTAGAAGACTATGAATTTAATAATTCAGGTGATCTTGATGAGCACAATGGACGTTTTTGCATAACTCCAGATTTTCCAAATGGAGTTTATGCATATTTTGCAACTATAAATCCAGATAGGTCAGAAACATCTTCTACTTTTAACAAGTATAGAATTCCCGTTTTTCCATATCTAATCGGCAATTCCTTTAAGTCTAAACCAAATTCGTTTAATTACGATTCAAAATCAAACCAAATTTCATATGATCTAAATTCTTCATCTTGGTTTAGAAATACGACTCCATATAGCTTAACTGAGAACGGATCGTATTACGATTTTCTTTTCCAACCAAACAAAATAAAATCTCAGACAATAAACATTAATGAATCTTCAAAAGGAAGTATTGGCAGTGTTGGAATCATTACTGGAGGTTTGGGGTATAAAGTTGGTGATACAATTCTCTTTGACGATCAACAGTATACACAAAAGACAAAGGCAAAAGTAACAAGAATTCTAGGAAAGTCTGTAACAAATATTAGCGTAGCTGCAACTACAATATCTCAATTAGAAATTGTTCCTTTTGATTCAAGTGGATCATATATTGCTTTTGCAACCACTCCACATGGACTTTTAAATAATGATCTAGTCTCACTGTCTGG